TGGAGAATGAATCTACCGATGCTTCTCACTGAATACCCTTTTTCGCCTGAGTTATGTTGGAACGCAACCAAGATTGTAGACCTATGGATGGTGAAATTATATGGTGTGCCGCAACAACCCCCACGAAAGAAAAGACAACAAGGAAAATAATATGTCACATTTTACATTTATTGACTTATTTGCAGGTATTGGTGGTTTTAGAATCGCATTAGAGGAGCACAGTGGTAATTGTGTATATTCTTCTGAGTGGGATAAATATGCACAGATTACATACAAACATAATTTTGGCGATATGCCATATGGAGACATTACACAAATAAAACCAAATTCAATACCAGACCATGATGTCTTATGTGGAGGTTTTCCATGTCAAGCATTCAGTATTTCTGGGAAACAAGGTGGGTTTGATGATACTAGAGGAACACTATTTTTTGATGTCGCAAACATTGTTAAACATAAGAAACCAAAAATATTATTTCTTGAAAATGTTAGAAATTTTATAAGACATGATAACGGTAGAACTCTTGCAACTATCAAAAGTGTATTGGACACATTAGGTTACGATGTTTATACAGAAATATTAAACTCAAGTAATTATGGAGTTCCACAACATAGACAAAGAGTTTATATACTATGCTTTAAAAAAGAACTTAATGTAAATGATTTTAATTATCCAAAACGAACTTATGATGATGTTTATCTCAAAGATGTTCTAGAAAATGATGTTAATTTAAATGCATATGAGGTAAAGAGAGATGATATAAGAATTACTGGTAATGGAAAATTGTTATCAGATGATTTAATCAGTGGAAAAAAATTAAGACCAATCAGAGTTGGGACAATTAACAAGGGCGGTCAAGGCGAAAGAGTTTATAGTCCTGAAGGTCATGCTATAACTTTGTCTGCATATGGTGGCGGTATTGCTGGTAAAACAGGTGCATATCTTATAAACAATAAAATCAGACAATTAACAAAAAGAGAATGCTTAAGAGTTCAAGGATTTCCTGAGAGTTTTAACTTTCCAGATGAAATCACGAGAGCACAAGTATATAAGATGTGTGGAAACAGTGTTTCAGTACCAGTAGTGAGTAAAATATTTAAACAGGTTATTCCTTATTTACTTACTGAGCGTTAGAATTATGACTCCAGAGAAAAAGGTTAAGGTAAAAATCTGTAAGATTCTTAAAGAGATGGGCGCATATTATTTCTATGCGTCTACAGGCGGGTATGGCTCGTCCGGGGTTCCAGACATCATCGCCTGCTATCGAGGAAGATTTATCGGCATAGAAGCAAAAGCTAATGGTGGTAAGCCCACGGCTCTTCAGTTAAAAAATCTTAATGATATTGAACGCTGCGGGGGACAAGCTTTAGTTGTTGACGAACATAATATCAATGAGTTAGAGTTGTTGATCAGTAAATTTAAAGTAGAAGAGGATACTAGAAATGAATGTAACAGTAGGAAGAAAGTATAAAGGCGAGAAAAGAGTGAAAAACTGTTTAACTATACGAGAACACGAAGCGTTTACCTTAATTTTGTGCGGTAATGATAATAATGAGGTTGCTAGAAAAATGGATTTATCTCCGCACAGCATACGAACTTTATTAGCAGGGATATATAAACACCTCGGCTATAAAAGTAAAAACGATTTATTAGTAGCCCATTTAGATAAAGCAGTTGTACAAAAACACATAGATCTTATGTTAGAACAGGGTAAAATAAAGGAAGAACAATGAAAAAAATTAATGATGATGTAAACCACCCGTCTCACTACACAGCAGGTAAAGTTGAGTGTATTGATGCAATTGAATCAGCTACGCAAGGATTGTGCGGTGTTACATCTGTATGTGTAGCGCAAGTAATTAAGTATGTCTGGAGATATTCTCATAAGGGAACTCCAGAGAAAGATCTAGCGAAAGCAGATTTCTATCTTCAGAAACTACGCGGAATAATAGCGGAGCAACAAACAAAACCCACAACAGAACCTGTAACCGAACCAAAACCTATCGCAGAGAAAGACCTTATCTCTGAATTATCAAACGAAGAAACCGCTGATATGCTAATGCGTAGATTCTGTCCGACTGGAAGCTGTGATGACTGATGAAATAGATCACGCTAACGATCAGGTGCAAAGATATTCTGATGCCAAAATTAGAGAGATAAGAAGTAAGGCAGTCATACCTGAAAATCACACAGGAAAGTGTCTTTGGTGCAGAGAACCCGTTCCAGATAAAAGACGATGGTGTGATGCAGATTGCCGAGATGAGATGCAAAATAGAAATTAAGTGTAATTTTAGTAAAAAACGACCTCATAGAATGCGATTCTGAGGACTTTAGCGTAGGGGGTAATGCATTAGTAACCCCTCAAAATAGTGTTTTTAGTGTAGTTATTGAGGATATAGCATGGAACAATTAGTAACATTAGATTTTGAAACTTACTATAGTAGTACCTATGGTCTAACGAAACAGACTACAGAAGAATACATACGCCATCCAGAATTTCAGGTGATTGGTGTAGCTATTAAAATTAATGATGAAGAAAAAACAACTTTTCATACCGGGACACATCAAGAGATTCAAGCTGCACTAGATAATATTGATTGGCGGGTGTCTGGTCTTATATGTCATAACACTTTATTTGATGGTGCAATCCTTGCCTGGATCTTTAAAATAACTCCTGCCTTTTACTTTGATACTTTATCTATTGCTCGTGCATTACATGGGACTAATGCAGGTGGATCTCTTAAAGCATTAGCCGAGCGTTATCATCTTGGTAAGAAAGGCACGGAAGTGTTGGATGCAAAAGGTAAACGTCTTGAAGACTTCACGCCTAGTGAACTGTCGGCCTATGCATCCTACTGTATAAATGATGTACAGATAACTTTTGATTTGTTCGGAATCATCGCTCCTAAGTTTCCTGAGTCAGAACACCAGTTGATTGATATTACCCTGAGAATGTTTATCCAACCGCAGTTGAAAGTAGACGATGCACTATTGATTGAACGCCTACAAGAAGTGCGTGATGAAAAAGCCTTGATGCTTGAAGGTCTGATGGCTCGCTTAAAATGTGATACTAATGAAGCAGTGAGAAAGAAACTCGCATCTAACAAACAATTCGCGGAGCTGCTAGAAGAACTCGGTGTTCCGTGTCCTATGAAAGAAAGTCCTACCACGGGTAAACAAGCACCGGCACTAGCTAAAACAGATGAAGGGTTTATTGCCTTACAACAGCATGATGATCCATTGATCCAAGAACTATGCGCGGTGCGTCTGGGTACTAAGTCAACGATTGAAGAGTCTAGGATTGAACGCTTTATAGATATAGGCTCAAGAAATAAAGGGTTTTTACCTATTCCCCTACGTTATTATGGCGCACATACAGGTCGGTGGGCAGGGTCAGAGAAAGTTAACTTCCAAAACCTTCCTTCGCGTGATGCTAAAAAGAAAGCCCTCAAGAAATCTATCGTACCGCCGGATGGGCAGATTGTTATTAACTGTGACTCAAGTCAGATCGAGGCTCGTGTACTGGTATGGTTGGCAGGTCAAGAAGATGTGACTAAATGGTTTGCAGAAGGACGTGATGCATACTGTGAGCTTGCTAGTAAAGTCTATGGCAGGACAATCACAAAAGCAGATCCGCTAGAAAGGTTTGTTGGTAAAACTTGTACCCTGGGTCTAGGCTTTGGGACTGGCTGGAGAAAGCTGCAACATACTTTAAAGACATCGCCTCGAAACATGGTTTTTTCGGATGACGGATGTAAGGGGTTAGTTAAGGTCTACCGCGAACTAAATTATAAAGTTATTAACTTTTGGGAAGCGTGTGATCGTGCGCTAGAACACATAGCGAATTGGCCCGAAGGGTTGGAACCATATTACATTGGTGAGAACGAGTGTGTGATGATAACTCCAGAAGGAGTTAAGCTACCCAACGGCTTATACATATATTATCCTGATCTACATTATGATACGTCCGAAGATAGAGGGGGGTATGTCTATAAGTCTAGGAGGGGAAAAATTAATATCTGGGGCGGTGCTATGACAGAAAACATTGTGCAAGCGGTGGCTAGGATTGTTATAGGTGAGCAGATGATTAGCATAAATGAAAGGTACAGACCCGCGTTGACAGTACATGATGCGATAATTTGTTTAGCGCCAGAGCATGAAAAAGAACAAGCGATGGACTTTGTATTAGATGTGATGGGTAAACCACCTGAGTGGGCAACAGGGCTACCGATTGCATGTGAAGGTGCCTACGCAGATAACTATGGGGATTGCTAATGCACCACTTTAAACATAATTTAAATATCGATACTGATACGATTGCAGAGAAAATATTATCTTTAAGACCTATATGGGAGAGTCGCTCTAATGATTTTCCTTTTTATACTTTGGGCAAGTCAGCTTATCTTGACGGTAATACAATTGAGTATTATGAGGAAAGCGTCTGGATGAATGAACTTCTTTATAGAAACTTCTCTGGACTGTATGAGACAGTGTTGGAGTGTTTATCTGTTGAGCTAGGAAAAGAGATTTGTTTAGCTCAAGATTTAGCTCTGCCGGGATTCCATATATTTCCC